TGGAAAGACCGGGTTTTCCGTCTTCCTTGTGGTAATATCTTTCCCTTCTACCACAAGGCACCTCTCTATGGGGGGAGCTCACCGTTGCACTGACCTAGCAGCCTGAGTGACGGAATAAGCTGCTTTGCCCAGTGCAGGGCCAAACCTCCTGCCAAGACCAACAGCGGTACGAATACCGTCGATGATCCCTTTGCCAAACTCTTTCCAGTGCGTCGCATTTTCAGACCACTGAGGCAGACCTTTTACAGTCAAGAAAGCCAAACTCCAAGCATCAGGACTGGCAGTAGCTTGACACGTGCTACGCCAAACGTCAACGGTCGTGTATTCTAGAGACGACGCCCGAGTCAGATAGCCATCCCTTCCGGCAGCGGTGGTAATGCTACCGGCGATGACAAGGTACCCGCTAGTTTCAAGAAGCGGATAAAAAGACTGGGACATCCATGACCCCACTACTTCATAGTGTCTCATGAGGTCAAAATCTGTAGGCTTGGTGGGTTTCAGGTAACCATAGATGCCTTCCTTGATATCAGAAGACCAGGAACCTGGTGCACTCGCCACCGCTTTATACACGTTCGTCTGACTCGCATAGTTTGTCCAGGGAATACCAGACGTCACTTGCAAGCCAGCAACCTTGCCCTGAAGATTCAGCGGCGAGGCGTCATTTGTGTACATGACACTCTGAGCCAACATCCTCACTGCCGTTGCTGACGGAAAATTCACGTCAAAATTTGCAACTGGCAAATGACACCACACACTCGACGGCGCCGTCGAGTTACTGACATAGTACGCTGAAGTCACTGTAATAGCCGTGGTACTTTGCATCTGAACAGCATAGTATCCCGGTTGAACATTCTTGACCGTCAGCGACTGCGCGCCAGTACCCGTCGTCGTGAGCGGGGTGGCCTCAATCAAGTTCCCGTTATCCCACAGAATGAGGCGCAGACTAGTAGTCGCTGCCCCACTTGTGAAATTCACGGTCACCTGACTTTGAGTCGCCCCTTGTCCATCGAGCCAGAAGTAACGGTTGTCAGTCTCCCCATCTGCGCCGGCATACATCGTATTCCCATGAGGGGTATACGTTGTAGTTGCAACAGCGTAGGGCGTCTGGAGAGATACCCAATCATTGCTCCCGGTTGTCAAGACAGCCGAGGTTTGAGGTGGTGAAGGATTCAATGGCCCTGCCAGACCTCCGGTCGGATTCAAGACTTCATAAAAATAGAAGCTGTAACTCCAACCAGCGCCTGCAACATTTGGGTCAAAATACACCAGATTTCGAACAGCGTTCCTAAAGACGAACGCGACCATCTGATCTGCTGAAGGGTAAGGGGCCAATGTGGCAGAGGTTGAGTTCCATGGGTACGTTATCCTATCCCAAGGATTCGCGAGGGCAGTCTGCTCTCCCGCGAACTCAGAAGAATAACGCTTAGCTGCATTGTCTTGAGGACAAGTTAGCATTGCGCTAATCTCTCGAGCCACACCTCCCATGCCAGACGGCAGCACCGGTTTTGGTACCATAGCATAGCCATCCGACGCCAGGACAGACTTCCCAGCCGGCTTAACCGGGGTACTGACTGTCTTCTTAGCCTTTCGCTTACGAGCTTTCTTAGCCTGAGTAGCTCCTGCGGAAACAGAAGGAACGAGCTGATTAGCATTCATTTAGCAATTTGTGGCTCCCCCCTGTTTATGCTTTACGCATAATCACGGTGTGCTAACGCAGCAAAGAGAGGATGCTGCAGAAAGACACCAGGTGCGGACTGCGCTATCATGATCTCAAGCTCCGGGAACCACTCCACCGGAACCGCATAGCGCGCCGCCATCAGTAGATAGTCATCCAGCAAAGTTGCTTGCTGGAGAAGGCCTGATGCGACCACCTTCCATGGCTCAAGTTCCGCTTGGAACTTGGCTTTTGGGTCATGATAACCCGCGAAGTGCGTGACCCAGGTGGCGACAAGAGGGCCCTTAACATAGGGCTGGTTCGACTTTGCAATCGCCCCCAACATCTTGTAACTCGCCTCCACACGGTCTTTGGTCTCGAAGACCGCACAAGGGTCAACGAGAGCCTTGCCCATCTTCAAGATCCGTGAGGGCAACGGCCCCCAAACCCACTTGAATGGGCAACATGCATTCTCCTCCGCTGGATACCACGTCCCCTTCAGGAACGAGGCTTGTGTCAGTTGGGTGTGGACCCGGAACTTCATGTCCAGCCCAAGGAACTCAAAGATTCCTCGAAGACTGTCAATGTCTTGTCCCCAACAACCGTCCAAAGCCGTCTGCCAAGAACCCGCCATCACACTGCTGTTGCCAACAGTCGTGTCTGGTGAACCCGTCTGGCGCATTGGTCTGCGGGTCAAGTCCAACTGGACTTTATCTCCGCTCTCGAAATCCGCCACCAACGTGGTTGAACCCATCCTCTTGAGGATGCGCTCGGTTTGTCTGTCCTGGCCGAGGGTCTTCATTTGGCGCAGTTGCCAATCCAAGGGTCCCACACTCTCCGACTGATCATACATCGAGGCATCGCCTTCAATCACCCGGTAGTTTTCCTCCCCGGGCTCAGCCTCTACGACCAAAGAATCATCACCAGCAACTACAATGAGTCGCCGATAATTCGGGTCGTGACGCAAGAAGCGATCCATCATCTCCGACAGCTCAAAATCAGTCATTTTGGCGCCGTAGACTATCCACTGGCGAACCATCACGGGCTGCGCGGAATTTGGTAGTCTGCAGAGTTGCTCGACAGGGTCTACAGTGTATGCCAATTGCTTGGCCATACGCTGTGTAACTTCATAGACCACTGGCCCCACCGTAATCTGAACCTGAGGGTGGATGTTGATGATAATCCTGGGCTTCAGGCCATTTGGATGCCTGAACAAGATCTCATCCGTCTTGACGAATATTTCACAAATCCGAAACACTCTATCTTCGACTTGCCATCCTTGCTCCTTCAAGTGCAGCTGGGCAGCTGCCATACGAGCTTTCTGTGCGGGTTTGGTCAAATGGGCCCACCAATCATCAAGATGATTGGCCCAATCGATCGTCACCTCCTGGGTAAGAGGGAGATCTTTGACCCCACGCCATCTATCTTGTTGGGTAGTCGGATCAAGGGGGGGGGCGGCCAACAAACGGGCTCGTATCGCTCCCACCAACATTGCATCCGTCCGAGAAGGCGAATAGAAAGGAACATCATGGCCGACCATGACATACATCTTCTGCGTAGTGCTTGTGTTCGCTGGATCGGGGAACCGGCCACGGACTTTTATGTCCGGGCATTGCTCCTTGAAAGCCACATGAGGCTCCCCGGGCTTGGGTAAAACTCCTTCTTGGATGGGAAAAGTCGTCACCGACTTCTCTCCAAGAGGAACAAACTCCCTATGCTCCCAGGGTCCTTCATGGTACTTTCGCACCCAATCCCGCCAGGCCACCTTAAGGTGACCTTGAGGGGCCGTCGAGCAAACAACAGCTAGACAATTCCACAAGACATGGACGGCCAGCCGCTGCTCAAACCTCGGCAGCATCCTCGTAACCAAATGCATTACTCCAGTCGGAAAGTAATGCCAAAACTTTCCCTGATCCCAGTAACAAATTGCTTCGATACCTGGGATTAGGAGGGGAGCGATGGGAATTGCGTCTTTCAACCACTCCTCAAAGTATGGCATGACTCCAGTAGTCAGCAAGCTAGCTGGTCCGCGAACCCGAAACCCGGCCAACATTCCACCGACACAGAGTCCCGTCAGCCAATTCACTCGGATGGAGAAGTCTTGCAACCTCTCAACATCTCGGACAACGTTGACCGGAACCTCAAAATGTCGGCTCTTCTGTTGGACGCTCCGCAAAGCCCCTCGAATCTTCTTCGAGACTAGGGTCTTCAGGCCACGCCAGCATGCCTCTCCTCTCTTTTGCAGCCTTTCCCAACGTGAAAGAACCACCAAAAACCACCACGGCACACGTATGGTTTTTCCGAAACGGCGGATAAATGCCGTGAGCCAGGTCTTGGCAGCGACAGCCACATTGCCCTGAATCTTCCTCTTCGCCAAATAGGCTCCAAGGGCCAACAAGAGGGCCGCGACCAGCTTGAGTCCCCACTTTTCCGTGGGGGCATCAGGGTCAGCGATCCGATTGAACGTGTCGTTCAACATCTTGCTGTCAGCAGCGGTGCAACTCCTTACTGTCGCCATCATTTCAGTTGTTTCGCGCAAATGGCAAACCCAGGCAACTAACGCCGCATCAAGTGCCAAGTTCGGGAGAAGCGAAGAAAACGCCTCTGCCAAAATCTTGTGATCTGCACTGAGCAGCTCCGTCGCGTGAGTAATGCACTGCCGGAATGTATAGGTATTCCGGTTTCGTGCTGCCAACCACACTTTCAACTTATTGACCATGACCTGGTCCACCAACACCTTTCGGGTCTTAATCCGACCGTTCTCCAAGAGCATGTTTGTCAACGAGGTCGGGAAGTGTTGGACGATGAGTTTGCTCAATCGTCCTTCTGGGACAGGGAGGCTAACCCACGCCGAAGTTGGGATTTTAGTCCTGCTCATGGGCATAGTGACTGATTTCTCAATCAACACGATCCTCAATGAGCCGACGGCATCCACAGGAGCCCAGGAAATCCCGTCGGAGCAACCACCTTGCAGCAGCCACTCACATGACGGGTGCGGAGCATATTCTGCGTCCGCAGGGCTGGGCTTGAATCGTATGCCCATACCCGTTTTCAACCAGGCACCTTCTTCGTCCGTGACCCCAAACACTCCTCTAAAATCGTAGAGCACAGCTACCACCGGACCTTTCCAGACAAACTGTTTGAGTTTGTCCAGGGAGCTTAGGGCCTCGTAACAGTTGACGAACAGGAATCCGTTGCCGTCAAGGGCATCTAGATTACCTGCAACGCTCACTGAACGTCTTCCCAAGTCATCACTTGTCATCAAAGGTTGATGGAGGCGGACCCAATGTTCGTGACCCACTTTCGCGGCTATGCTTTTGGTTCTCTTCGAACCATACACATCCACTACTTGGGTGCACTTTCTGTCTGCCAAAACCCCCAATGCTCGAGCGGTCGCTGCATAACGAATCGCAGCTCCACGAGAATGGTTGTTTTGAGTGGCCGCTCCGTCGACTTCTTCGACTTTCAAGCCAATCATTTTTGCAAACAGCAACAAAGCTGGGTCCCTCTTGGAGGCGGGAATTGGGAGGTTTCTCAGACTTCGAGCCAACTCTAGGAAGTCAGGAAAAAACTCGACCTTGTCTTCACCGACCAGATGATCTTTCAGGATTGCTCTCTGAGAGTCTTCGGGGGTGAGACTTGGAGGGATTGGGGGCCGGACCTCTTGAGCTACACTCAAGCGCTCCACAATCTCCGACAAGCGTCTGATCTCCCGCTCGGAAGACGCCTGCCTCTCCTGGATCAAACGACGTTGTTCTGTCTCATAGACGAACTCGTCGAACTCGAGGAGATCTTCCTCATTGGGCAACAGGGTAGTGATAGCTTGATACATACAAGCACCACCGTCCTCTGTGAAGCTTTCTGAGGTAATGAAAGCTTCCCACTTATTCTTCAGATCCGTCATAACCCCCTGGGGGATCCTTTCCGGCTGATTTTCAGTGGACTTTGGTCCGCCTGACTGAGGGGGATTTGGCTTCTCCCGCCGTTGTCTATTCCTTCGATCACGCCGACTTTCCTTAGCTCCCGGAGGTATTTCAGGATGAGTCGGTGAGGGTCTCTTCTGCCCCACCTGCGGTTCCAATCCTTGCGGATTGGTCTGAACCTTAGCCGGTGCTGGCGCTTTTGGCACAGCTTTCGCTGGCGCTTTTGGCACTTGAGGCACAGGCTTAGGAGCAGGCGCCTTGGGCACAGCTTGCACTGGGCCTTTAGGTACCTGCGGTACAGGTGGGGGAGGACGCTGAGGAGGACCTCCTGCCCTAGGAGGAAGGGCTGGAGGTTCTTCGACAACTACTACAGTAGGTCTTTTAGCATGACTGGACATATTTTGT